GGCGTACAAACGACGTGGCACACGTCGTCATAATCGCTCTTTTGGTTGTAGTTTAGAATGTTAAGAAGTGCCAACGTTAAAAGCGGCGGTTTTTCGTCAAGATCGGCGAAGGTGAAAAATGGTATCTCCGGCACGGCCGTATCGCCTTCCGCCACAATAACAAGATCATCCTCCGTTTTCTGCTCATAGACCGCCCAGCTTCCGGGACGCAAAACCCGATAGCGGACCACTTCCCTCTCGCCGAACGCACCATCCGCCTCAAGCGTTCGCTCCTCAAGTGTTATTTGCTCGAGAACTTGCCGTGAACCGTCCTTTCGATAGCGAGCGTTCACTATCTGCGATGCTTCGTAAAACACCCAAAAAGGACGGTCGTTCGATCTATCAGCTAAGGTGAGTTGTCCGCCCGCCGCGAGTTTCGCTTGAGCCGACTCGCTCAGCGGAGGCATATCGACAAGAATACCGCCGTTCCCATCGCGCAAATACTTCTCGAACGCATCAATAGCGAACTTCCAGAAGCTGTCGCCGCATAAGTTAACATCCGTCATCATCGCGTCGATAGGCTGCGGTAGATCGTCGGGCTTGGGATCTGAACGAAATACCATTCCCGCCATGCGCTCGATCGATTCTCTGAACTCGTTCTGAAAGACCGACCGATCTTTTCGAGCCTCATATTTGCTGTTAGGCTCCTTATTGAATTGCGTAAGGTACTCGGTTCCCTTTTGACGAATATCAAGAGCACTTCCCCAAAGATCGCTCGTTAGTTTCAATGACGGTGCAAGCGTCATTGAAGCTATCGATCTGTATGAAGGTTTATTCTTGTCGGTGTTGACATCTGAGCTGTTGGCCATAATTTCGTTACCTACCTAGTGAGAAATGTTAACACAAGAAAAGAATGCAGCACGTTGTCTAATACCATTCTTCAAATTCGGCGGAACCGGTTGAAACAGGACGCGTAAGATACCAACACGCATAACGCATCCCGTCCAACAAGTGATCTAACCCATCCTGCGGCTCGTCGAGCCATGCACCATTTTTATTTTTCCACGAATGCCCGTTCAATTCCGCAAAGAGGTTCTTACCACCGGCCACCGGACGAATGTCATACGTTTTTACATTTTGAATCCCCGCCTTAACAGAACCTATCGCCTTCTCCGCCGGTATGACCCAATATCCCGCCGAACGCAACGCATCGGCGTAGAGCGGTCCAGGCTGTGCCGGATCATAAACTATCGGTATCTTTGTGCTCACTTTTTGCCGTTTGATCTCGGCAAGAAATGCAGGAACATCCATTTTTGACGCGTAGATCATCTGCTCGACGTATAATTGCTTGCGGTCCTTCCCTATCTCGTCAACGAGTGCCACCTTACACAACGCGAGCGGATCATTCCAACCAAGATCGAGGCCATAGGCTTGCGGGCGACACGGCATTTCCGCCGCTTCTTCATAATCCGGATACACAAGACCTTCAAGGCGCTTGCCCCACAACCCTTGAGCATAGATGCGATAATGATTCGGATTTGTGTCCTTATAGGCTTCAAGCCGAGTTGCATAATCAGGATCAATAGCGAGCAGGCGGAGATTGTCTTTATAGGTCGTCTTAAAAATGAAATGACCTTTCGCGGCCGGAATGTGAATCTCCTTATTGAGCCAATGTTCCGCGTCGGTCGGGTTGTATGTAAGCGTGAGTTGCGTAAGCGAGAATCCGCGGAGACGATCCCGCAATACATTTAGATCCGCTATCTCTCTAACCTCCGTCGCTTCTTCAAGCCATCCGCGATCGATACCTTGAATAGACTTCACTTTTTCGACGTCATCAAGCCCGACAAAGATGAATTCCACGTCCGTGACCGTGTTCAAGATCGAGTAAGGGCTGCGGTTGAACTTGAAACAATCATCCAGTTTCCACCCGTATATCACGTTCTTCAGCTCGGCATAGCAGCTTTGACCTAGTGTGTTGTAGTAACGTCGGGCGACAAGCGTCTTTCGGTTCCTTCGCCACGATTGAAAGGAGAGCACGATCTCCTTTTGTGCAACGAACACGCTTTTTCCGGAACCGGCTGAACCGAAATAATGAAGGAACGGCTCCCGGCGTTTGAAGGTTTGAATGTAAACAGGGTTGTATAGCTCGCGGTTTGAAAAATCGAATACCGTCTCTCGCCTTGTTCGTTCTCCGCCGTCCGCCATTTTACAGTTTACCCGTCTTTATCCGTATCGCCGGAATCATCCTGTTCATCTTTAGATACAGCCGCCGGAAAGATAACGCGAGTCGCAACCTCGATCGGGCCGCCGTCCCTGCCGGTCAACTCTGTCTGCTGTCGTTCTATGTAGCCCCTGCTCTTGCCTTTGGTTTTGAGATAAAAGATCGTCGATGACACTTCGCCTTTTTGAATCTGTTTGTGAAGCTGCGATTCGACGAAGTCCAGGGCGACATTTTCAATGTCCTTTACCGCTTGGGCGTACTCTGGATCGTCCTGCATATAGCGGTAATGTGTAGTGCGTTCGATGCCGACCGACTTGCAAGCCGTAGTAACAATGCCGAGCGCTTTTTCCAGCGCTTCGATCATTGCTTTTTTGTGTGTTGCAACGTGCAACTGTTTTTTAGTTGGCGGTTTTGCCTTTGCTCTTGGCATCTTCTATTCGTTTAATCTCTATATCAGGGAAAGCCGTCTGCATTCTTTCTAGGATGACGGCACAGTAATCGGGATTAAGTTCGATGGCGTAGCATTTACGTCCGAGATTCTGAGAAGCGACAATGGTAGTACCACTGCCCGCAAACGGTTCGTAAACGTCGCCTTCGTGATTGCGGATAGGGCGAGCCATACATTCGAGCGGCTTTTGGGTTCCGTGTCCGTGCCCGCTGTCCTCACGGGAGACGATTTCCCATAGGGTTGTTTGCGTCCTGTCCTCGTTTCGCTTGCTGGTTTCACCCTTCCGCACGGCATACCAGCAAGGCTCATGCTTCCAGTGGTAATCGCCTCGACTCAGTGCCATGCGGTCCTTTGCCCAAACAATCTGTGACCGCAACTCAAAGGACGCAATTTCCAGACTTGCCTGCACGATGGACGCTTGGAGTCCATCGTGCCATACGTATGCCACGCTGGATGGCGAAAGCAACCATGCCTCAGTCCAATCGGCATTATCATCGTTGGTGACTTTGCCCATCTTGTCGGTGTTCTTGCTAATGCCGGCTTCGACACGCCATGAAGGGTCATAGTTCACCCCATACGGCGGGTCAGTCACCATTAGGTTAGGCTTTGCTCCGCCTAGAACCTTTTCAACATCTTCTTTCTTTGTGCTGTCGCCGCAAAGCAATCGGTGTTCGCCTATCTGCCAAAGGTCGCCGCGTTTCACCTTCCATTTCTTATTCACTTCGGCGGCCTTGTCTATCTGTGGTTCTGCGTCTGCATCGCCTTCGGTTTCTATCTCTTCAAAGCCCGGGACATCCAACCCCCAATCGGCAAGAGGTAGATCGCTCCATTCATTTGCTATCGCGGCCCAATCGTATTCACCGAAACTGCTGTTATCCGTGATGACAAAGCGTTTCTTTTCCTCATCGGTAAGTTCATCGCTACGTTTGACCCATTCGTCAGGGATCTCCGTCATCCCGAGGGCTTTGATGGCGTTGAGGCGCATATTGCCGCCGAGAACGGTGTTCGTCTCGTCAACGATCATCGGACGCAGTGCCATCATCTGCGGGAATTCCTGGATGGAAGCTTTGAGTTTCTCGAATTTCTCGTCGCGGATCTGGCGAGGGTTTTCAGGATTCTTTTTGAGAGATGAGACCTTTATCATAGCGCGTTGGGTCCTTATAGCGTTGGCAGGGACGCGAGCCTTGCGGATGCCGCCCGCATCTCGACAAACCGTTCTGCAAGCCGCAGGTCTTGAGCTTCGGTGGTCGTCGGGATGAACGCCACGTGCTTCAAGTGTTCTGCGATGATAATTGCGTCTTTTCGCACGGCCTCGCGTTCCTCCATAAGCATTTCGTTAATATCGCTTAGTTTAGCATTTTTCTCCTTGAAAGAATTGAGTTTATCGGAGGTATCCGAGAGCAGTTCGGCGGTATCTCGTACTTGTTGAGCGAGAAGTCCGCTGGTTTCCGCTTTGGCCTTAGCCTTCTTTGGTGTTTTAGCGTTCTTAGGTTTTGTGGATTGTTTGTTTATCACGGCAATAGATCCCGCATTTCCCCAATGGCCCTTAGTGCCGCTGACACTTTCTCGTTTATCGGATCAACGACCTCGTCCGGGCATTTCGTTGCCCGCAGATTCTTGAAACGATCCTCCAGGTCTTTGAGGGCTTTATACATCTTCGTTACGTTCGGGCGTGAAAGAGCGTGTGAATCTTTGACGGCCGCAAGCTCCTGTTTTAAGTTTGCGATCTCAGCATTACGCTCTGCGACGATAGAATGAAGCTCCTCACTCGCGAGACGTTTAAGCTCCGCGGATTCGTGGATCGCCTTATCAGCGTCCTCTTTTTTTCGCCCGAATCGAACATCAAAACGCTCAGACACAAATTTCGCAAGCGACAAAAGCAGCGTGATCAGGCCGCTCGAACCGGCAAGGGCAAGCAGTATCTGTGTCCAGGTAAGTTCATCCATTTATTTCGGGGAGCCGTCCTTAAAACGAGATATATCTCAAACAGCGTGATGCTCAAATTTTCGTTCGCGAAGCATCTTGACCGCAATGATGACCGCGATCAATGCACATATCATGAACGTCGGCGATGCTGCCGAACTAACCTTCACCATCGCGGCCAACAGCGATAGCGTTGACCAGACAAGAGCATAAGCACACATGACCGCCGCTCTTACCCGAAGATCCCGAAACAGGAATGATGCAAGGTGGGCAAGCGTTACCGCGATAAATATCGGTGTCCATGCATCGTGTGCGAGCGGGCCGTCCATTGCCCCGATATTCACACCGAACGTAATGAACCAGACTGACCGAATGGCCGCGAGTGAGAAAAGAAAGCCTTCCGAGAGTGTTACGTGGTGGCTTATAATGAAGTGATCGCGAATGAGTGCCATTGCATCGATCAAAGCGTCCACAAGCCGTGTGATGTTCCTGGACATACAAGTTTCCTCTTAGTTTATGCACACCGAGAACGGCAGACATTTCTTCCGCGTGTTCTTTAGTGCAAGATCGAGCACGGCAGAGAGCCGCACGACCATCTGCTGTTGTGCGGTCAGTTCGCCCGTCGTCTTGGCTAGTTCCGTTTGCAGGCGGTATATCTCCTTCTTGAGATCCTCGGCGGCCTGCTTGATCTGTGCGTTCGCCTGCGTAAGCGCCTTATTCTCATCGTCTGTCTGCAAAAAGCGGATAAGATCGGTACGGGTTACGCACACCGCGTCTTTCGGCAGACTAACGCCGGTGCAAGGGCTATCCTGAGCGGCCGCCGGAGAAGGCGTTGGTTGCGGTTGCGGAGTTTGCGAGAATCCCCACAAGGCGGTGAACAGAAGTATGGTTGCGACGTAAACGCATCGGCGGATCATGGTCAAAAAATGCAGTTTTGTGTACATATCAAGTTTCATTGCGACTTCTCCTGTTCCGTTAGTGCCTTTCGCCTCTCGAACTCCTTCAAAAGCTCGTCCGTCGTCCAAGAATCATACGTCTTTCTCGCATCTTCCGTGTTCTGTTCAGCCTGCTTAATGGTCGTGTCTGCGTTCTCAACGGCAGTATCGGATTCGGCGAGTATCTCCTTGAGTTTTGCATCATTCCGGTCCTTGACCGCCTGCTCGCCCTTTTGGATCTGCACCTCATCGAGCTTTGCGGGCGGATTGATCCAACGATAGATACGCATCGAGAGAGAGAAGATGACGATCAGCAGGATAAAGCCCGCAATAATGCCGACCGCCCACTTCCAATGAGCATAAAGCCAGCCTAGAATGTTCGCTACTATCAGCATTTTGCCACCTTTTCCTCTAACTTTTCGACCAGCTTTTTCGCAAATGTTAGAGACTTTTCGTAAGAGCGATACCGCACCTTTCCGCATTTCACGCACTTATCGAGGTTCGCGTGTCCGCACCTTACCCAAACGTGTTTGCACCCCATTGAACAACTCACCCCTTGCCGACGAGCACGACGGCGAGAACCATATCACCTCACGCTTCTTATTCGCGTGGCTTGCGTTGCCTTTATCAGCGAACTTCGAATAGCCGCCGTTGGCTGACCACGAGAAGGCTTCCCAGCCGTATTCTTTTTCAAGGATCGCGTGTTCAACATCATAGCCTGCAAGAGCAATGCGGATATTCTCGTTATCCGTTTCCTCGATGCACCAATC